AGAACGCGGTGGAAGCATGACGGCACTAACACGGTTGGAACGCGCATATGCCGAAATTCGGGAAATGCCCGCCGCCGACGTTGCGGAGGTGGTGCATGGGCAGTGGTATTTGCTTGACGATTGCGCAAATGCTGGGGTGTATTGCTCGGCTTGCGGCAGAAGAGTCCACCGTGAGGAATTTGCGTACAAAAAACTGAGATCGAAGTATTGCCCGCACTGCGGGGCGAAGATGGATGGAGGCGTAGAACGTGGAAAGTGAAAAAATGATTTCCGCCGATGGTCTGAGGGAATGGTTGAAGAAAATCCCACTCCATGATTTGAGCGATGGCCGCGGACTTTGCCGAATAATTTTCGCAGAGGACTTCGAAAGGGCAATGTCGTCGTTTCCGGGGGAGGCCATACAAATTGTGCATTGCGAGGACTGCAAGCATCGGACGGAAGCGGGCAACTGTGGACATCCGCGCCACCATGGGATTTTGCCATCGGCATATCCATACGATTTTTGCAGCTACGGAGAACAGAGGGAAGAATGAACACACATATTACAAACATCAAGGGCGACTGGCAGGAGGTCGTGGACACCTGCCGCGCCACCTCCGGCAAAGGGCCTCTTGGGCATGAGCCGAGCGAGGATTTTAAACGCCGGATTTTAATTGCTGAACACTCGCCGATTCGGCGCATCTCGGTATCGTGGGTTTGGCAAGGCATTAAGAGCTGGATTGCGACGCACTGGTCAAGGCACAAATGGGAGTGCTTTATCTCTACGCAGAGAACCGACCGAACCGGAACGCCGAGGGACAAGCTGCCGCAGGACGCGCCGGTGATCTTCGTGGGTGAGGCAAATGTGCAAGCTCTGATCGACACCATGCGCAAACGGTTGTGCTTCCAGGCAGACCGCGAGACACGGGCGTACGCTTCGGACCTCAAAGCAACATTGCATATCAAGCAGCCGGAGATCTCCGATGTGCTTGTGCCGAACTGTGTATATCGCTGCGGCTGCCCGGAATTGGAATCGTGTGACCTTTTTAAAACATGGCAGATGAGCTGCGCGGATATCGCAAGCACGGATATCCAGAAACGGTATGATGCGTACAATACGATATTCTGGGCTGTGAGAGGGGAGGTATTCGATGGGCGTGATCCTTGCGATTGACCCCGGCAACGAGAAATCCGGCTATGTTATCGTAGAGCACGACGGGAAGGAAATCCGGAAGGTGCTGGACGTTGGGAAGATTCCGAACGAGGAGATATATAAAGTGCTCTGCTGGCCATATGAACATTTAGCGATTGAGATGGTGGCGGGAATGGGAATGCCAGTCGGTCAAGAGGTGTTCGACACCTGCTTTTGGATTGGGCGATTTTGGGAATATGCCGAGCTTTACCGGCAGGGATACCAGATACAGAAGATCTTCCGCCGGGAAGAGAAGCTTTACTTATGCGGCAGAGCGTCGGCAAAGGATGCGAACATCCGTCAAGCCCTCGTCGACCGCTACGCGCCCGGTCAGCCGAACTACGGCAAGGGAACAAAGAAGAACCCCGGTTTCTTTTACGGGTTCGCCGCCGACATGTGGGCGGCTATGGCGGTAGCAACAACGTATTTTGACAAGAACATACGGGGGATACAGCTATGATCTGCGGCTGCGGTCACAAATGCCGCGTGATCGACTCCCGGAACACATGGGAGCAGGAAGAAGAAAAGCTCAGAAGACGGCGGTATGAATGCCAGGACTGCCACAGGCGGTTTTCGACCGTCGAGGTCGATGAAGATGTGTTTGACAGCTACAGAAAGCGTGCTGTCAACGCAGAAGTGGAATTGTATGCGATGAAGAAGGAGTTGAAGAAGTTACTTGGAAAAGATTAAGGGCGCGAAGTACGACGACAAAAAGCCCCGCCCATCGACCGTGCCCGTAGAGGCGATAGAGGCGATCATGGCGACGCGTGAATATGGCCTTGCAAAGTACGCAGAAGCCGAGGACTGGCGGCGTATCGCGCCGGAGAGATGGCACGAAGCGCTTTTAAGGCATGTCTTAGCAATCTGGGAAGACCCGACGCACATTGACGAAGAATCTGGCCTGCCGTCTATTTGGCATGTTATGACGAACGGAGCTTTTCTGTGTGCGTGTCTGAAAGACATTTTGGAGGAAAAACGGAATGTATAAACGCGGAGACGGAGCAAGAACCATAATCAAAAGCATGCAAAAAAGTCTTCGCGCACAGCGCGAAAAGTCCGGCCTGACATACGGGCAGATCGAGCAAAAGACAGGCATTGACGAGCGGCTTTTGGGCGCGCTGGAAGGGCGTGTGCAGCTTGTCGGGCTGGATGGGTATCCGTTGCCGGATGTCATTATGCTATGTGATCTTGCGGACGCCTACGGCGTGACACTTGACGAGCTTGTCGGAAGAGCATAAAGCAAAAGCTGCACCATATCGGTGCAGCTTCTTTTATTCCCACGCACGGCGGGCGATATCTTCTTCGTAGGGAATGCCGGGACGCTGGCGGCGTAACTCTGCGGCTCTGGCAAAGGCTTTTCGGCGGTCTTTGCCGGGGAATACCTCGCGCAGGTCCTGCGTTTTCGTGCCGTCGGAAAGTGTCTTTGTCAGCGTGATAACGTACTCAATTTGACCTTTCCAATGCGGGACGCGCTCGAGCTTCAAAAGGTACGTATAAGGCAGGGTTTCAAGCTCTGCATACCGGGAAGCAAGGGCGCGGCGGTAGTCCTTGAGATCGTCCACAAGCTTCTCTAGCCGCTGAATGTCCTGCGCTGCGGTCCCGTCCCTATAGGCGACTTCCTCGGGCGTGGTAAGCTTCCGGGGTGCCTGGGCGAAGATGTAAACGCGGGTTTCGGCCTGCGGCTGTTCGTGCCCGTATTGGTGCAAAAGATCGTGGTAGCTCATTGCGCGTCCACCTTCTCGGCGTGGATGTCGTACAGATGCGAAGCGGCATTTGTAAAGCTGACCAGATCGGCGCCGGTCATTTCGCGCGTCTCCGCGTGTCCGTCCCAGTTGTCGATGGTTGCTACCGAATAGCGCGCGTTGCGGTCGATGTCTGCAAGCTTAAAGTTCTTTGCCATGATGTGCACTCCTTTCATTCGTGGGGGACGGCTTACGCCGTCGCCCCGATCTTTTCGTATTTGGTGGACTCGCCGGAAGCGGTGTATACCTGGGAGCCGTATTTCCGGCGGATGTCGGACATGGTGGAGTTGCCGCGCCGCCAGTGCTTGCCGGGCTCTTCGTGGTGCCAGTACCAGAGCTTCTTATTATTGCTCCAGCGGCAACCGGCGGTTTTCAGACCGTCTTTGTTCTCGCGGGTATTGCCGCCAATCCAGAGCCAGGAGCCGCAAAGCTCGATCTCCAAGCCGCCCATGCGGACAAGCACGTTGATGATCTCGATGAACTCGGCGGGGGTCTCGGTGGTCTGGTGGTATTCGTCGGCGCTCGCGTTGTGCTGCTTCTTCAAGATTTCGTGCAGCGTCTCATACTCGGCGTTAATCGCCTTCATTGTCTCGACGTCTCCGCCCCGGTCGGGGTGGTTCGCAAATGCAAGGCGTCTGTATTCTCTCTTGAGTTCGTCCAGAGTGTGAATGTTGGTGAAGTATGTCATGTCGTTTCCTCCTCGGCGGTGCCGTTTTCGTTTCGTTTTGATGGCTCAATCATACACGTTAACGGTTACATCGTCAAGTGGCAGGTTGCACAAAAGTTAACGGTTATTTCTGGCGAATTTTATACGTTGACGGTTAGGCAGAGAGGGTGTACAATCAAAGCGAAGCGAGGTGACACAATGGCAGTCAGCGACGCACACAAGAGAGCCTCGGCGAAATGGAACGCCAGCCGGGACAATATTATGATTCGCCCGGAGAAGGAAGAGGGGCAGAAGATCAGAGACGCAGCCGCCCGCGCAGGGCAGAGCGTCCAGACGTTCATATTAAAAGCAGTAAGGAGGGAAATTGAAGATGGGAATGACAGATAAGCAGTTTCAAAGCTGGGTTCGGTTCCTGCTCGCGATGCTGAAAGACTATATCGCAGAGAAAGACCCGAAGAAGAAGGAAGCAAAGCTTGCTGAGATCTTGGACAACCTGCAAAAGACGCTGGAAGACTGAGAATTGGAGAACACAGACCCCGTACAAGGTCATCTTGTGCGGGGTTTTTCTTTGCCTCAGAGAGCGCATTATTTGCAATGTATTTGTTAAATCTGCAATTATTGATTGCATTAAATGTTTTCTGAGAAATAGGGCCAGACAGACCGGAGAATCAGCGAAAACAGCATGAAAAGCAGCGGCTGGGAAATACTGAAAATTCTTGTCAAGCCCCTGCGTACACTATTTTATAAATTTTTTGAAATTCGTTGTTTTCCCTGCATTTCCAATGCTTTTTTATGCTCAAAATCCAATAAAATTGAGATTTTATAAACCGCGGAATATTTATGGTCTCAAATTCTGTGATATATATACATCTGGGGAGATTCAATAAGCGAAATCGGAAGCTCGCTTCCGAATTTCGCGTTTGAATCTCCTCGCATCGAAGATTTTTTAAAGGCTGGCTTTTGCTGCGAAAAGTTCTGAGGAGGTGACGATTTGGCCGGGAAAGCAGTATTTCCGTTGAGCTATAAGCAGACAGTGGCTGCTATCAACGATTACAAACACAAGGTTGAAACAGGGGAATACCCGAAGGCCGATTGGTGGCATTTCTGCGGAACGATCGGCATGGACGCCGAAAGCGTGTCAAAAGCGATCAAAAATCCGCCGGCGAATAAAATGGACGTGGCGCGCGAGCTAAAAAAGTTTGCCACCTGGATTCGTGGGCAGTACAACACCGCGCCCGGCTGGTCCGGCCCGAACTCGTCTAAGAGCATCTTTGCCAATAAGCAGGACTTCGACGGCTGCAAGATGGTCGATAAGCAGGACGAGGGGAAAGGCACCGGAGAACTGACGATCAATATTGAATTCGGCGGGTCCAAAACGGCTTTCAAGTAGTCAACGACACCAAATATCCATTTTGTTGCGTTCATATTTCGCAAATAGTTAAGGATACTCCGAAATTTATGCAGTTCGCACAACTATTCGCTTATGCGTAGACATAAATATATTACAGTCAACTGTCTTTCGGCATAATGCCGGGAGAGCTGGGGCGCTGCGGGTGCGTGTGCGCGGGGGCCTATTAGCCCCTGCTGCGGAGCCAATAAGCCCCCGCGCGTTTTTTCTGAGGGCATGCGCGCGGGAAGGCGCTTCCGGGTATGCCCTCCCGCGAACGATCTGGCAATGGGAGGGGGTAGCGGAAAAACAGGGGGTGGTGTCTCTAGTATGTATAGTTATATCCAGCTCCCCCATGTATCGCCTCTCAGAGCTTTTCCCACTGATTCCCAGATGGGGTAACAGAAAAACACGTACCCCATTGATTGAAACCAGATCTGAAATTTTCCAAAAACTCCCGCGTTGACCTTGGCGGCAGTCATGTTTCGATCCTCCTTACTTTGGCGTCCCGGAGCAATCCGGGCGTCAAGGTGAGCGCGGGCGGAGGGTACTATGGCAAGAAAACAAACGGCAAAGGGCGGAGCGATCACGCTGAATCTTGGCTGCCCGAACAGTGAGCCGCAGAGGCGATTCTTTGAAAGCCGGGTGAAATACACGTGCTACGGCGGCGCGAGAGGCGGCGGAAAGTCGTGGTGCACGCAGAGAAAGCCTGTGGGTGGGTGCATTGAGTATCCGGGTCTTCGGATTCTGGTTATCAGACGGAGATATGAAGATCTGGAAAACTCCGTCATAGACCCGATTCTGAAATTGATTCCGGACAGTCTTGCTACATACAACGTGCAAAAGCATCTTCTGACGTTTGTGAATGGGTCCAGCATCAAATTCGGCAACATGGACGGGTACGGCTCGGCGGTTACGGGCAAGTATCAGGGTCAGGAATACGACTGGATTTTCATCGAAGAGGCGACGCAGTTCACCGAACAGGAATTTCGCGGTATCGCGGCATGCTGCCGTGGTGCAACGCCTTTCCCGAAACGAGTGTATCTGACATGTAACCCCGGCGGCGTCGGGCACCAGTGGGTGAAGAGAATCTTTGTCACAAGAGATTTTCTGCCGGAAGAGAATCCGGACGATTATCTGTTTCTGAAAGCGACGGTCGAGGATAACGTCGATCTGCTGAAAGGATCTCCGGATTATGTAAACGCATTGAATCTGCTGCCGGAGGATGTCAGAAGGGCACATCGGTTTGGCGACTGGGATGCGCTGTCCGGCGGATTCTTCCCGGAGTTCACGATCAAGACGCATGTCATTCAGCCGTTTGCAATTCCGTCCGGCTGGACGAAGTATCGGGCGTTTGACTACGGTCTGGATATGTTTGCGTGTTTGTGGATTGCAGTTGATTATAACGGCAGGGCGTATCTGTACCGGGAGTATAACGAATCGAGGCTGATTGTTTCGCAGGCGGCGAATGCAGCGATTGTGTCGACGCCGCCGGGAGAGAGAGTGGAGTATACGATTGCACCGCCGGATATGTGGTCGACCTTAAAGGACACCGGCAAGACAATGGCGCAGCTGTTCGCGGAAAGCGGACTTCCGGTTGTCAAAGCGAATAATTCCCGTGTGGCGGGCTGGATGGCAGTCAAGGAACTGTTAAAGCCCATGGCAGACGGAAAGCCGGGGCTTCTGGTTTTCAACACCTGCAAGGGGATCATCGACGATCTGATGGCGATCCAGCACGACGACAAGAACCCGTCGGACTGCGCCAAAGAACCGCACGATATTACCCACGCGCCAGATGCGCTGCGATATTACGCGCAACTTCGGACCTTAAAGCCGGAGCAGGCTCCCGCCGTAGACGAAGAGGAGCATGAAGAAAGCTACAGCGATTACATGACCGGCGGAGAGGCTGACAGCAGCTATCTGAACTTTTAGGAGGATGTTATGACAACGCCAGACTGGGTATTTTCCAGAGCCATTCATTTGATGGACGAGCAGAACGAGTCGAGCGGCGCAACGTCGACGCAAGACACGCAGGAATACCGGCTTAGGACGCTCAGCATTCTGAACGTTCTGCGGCATGAGTTATTTCCATATTCCGATACATTCCAGACTGGAGAGGACGGAAAGAGGGCGATCTGCCCGGAGCTGAAAGACTTCTCCGACGAGATCGGGCTGGACGATGTGATTGCGCAGGGAATCATGCCATACGGGCTGGCGGCGCACCTTCTTCTGGGGGAAAACGACTCGATGGCGAGTTTTTTCAACGAGCGTTATTCCGAATTGGTTGCGACGCTCGCGGCGAAGAAACCCTCCGTATGGGAGGAAATTACCCCGTATTACGGTTTTTAGACAACGGGCTACCAGACCCGTGAATACGCCCTACCAGAGGCGAAAACAGGAGGAAGAAAATGAACGAGTTTATGGATGAAGAATTCGGAGTTGATCTGAGCGATATTGTTTCCGAAGACGACGGCAACCAGACCGAAGAGGAAACGAGCGAAGAAGTAGCCGAAGAATCTGAAACCACGCAGGAGCCGGAGGACACAGAACCGGAAGAACAGGAGAAACCTGATGAAAAGCCGGAAGAGGCTGCGCAGGAAGAACTGTTCGACCTCAAGTTCAACAAGGAAATCCGGCAGGTAAACCGCCAGCAGGTCACGGAGCTTGCACAAAAGGGCTTGAACCATGACCGCATTTTGGAGCAGAGAGACCACCTGCAACAGGAAAATGCCGAGCTTTTGAAGTTCAAGCAGGACAACGAGGCGATCATCAGTCTGCTGGAAGCAGCAGCGCAGAAATCCGGAACGGACAGAAACACATTTTTGCAGTCTGTGCGGGAGAACGCCTACGTTTCGCAGGGATTGAGCCGGGACGCAGCCCACGAGCGCGTTCTTCGGGAAGACGCAGAACAGCGGCTTTCCAGAACGGAGCGGCTCGAGGAAGAGCGGAACCGGAATCAACAGTCTCAGCAGGAGCAGGAACAGGCACGGCAGCAGGACATCGAGCGGTTCTTGAAGCTCTACAAGGACGTCGACCCCGGTCAGATTCCAAAGGAAGTCTGGGACGACGTCAGAAACGGGGAGACCCTGGTCTCCGCCTACGGTCGGTATGAAAACCGGAAGCTCGCAGAGAACAACAGAAAGCTTCAGGAGAGCATCAACGCCATGAAGCAAAACGAGAAAAACAAGCAGAAAAGTATCGGTTCCGCGAAAACAGAAGGAAAGGAGACGGCGAAGGACCCGTTCCTTGAATACCTGTTTAGCGACGATTGACAGGAGGTAAAAAATGTCGAAAACCATCAATCTTGCGGAAAAGTATTCCGACAAGGTACAGGAAAAATTTTATCAGGATTCTCTGACGCAGAGTTCCTTCTCGAAGGACCTCGATATGGAATTTGTCGGTGTCAGAACCGTCAAGGTCTATGACCCTGACGTCGCGCCGCTGAACGATTATACCCGCTCCGGCTCGAACCGCTACGGCACGCCGCAGGAGCTTACAGACAATCTCTACGAGTTCCAGATGAAGCAGGACAAGGCGTCCACATGGACCATTGACAAGGGCAACGCAAAAGAACAGTTCAACATCAAGACTGCTGCAACGACACTCAATCGCCAGCTGCACCTCGTCATGACCCCGTTCATCGACAAGCACCGCTTCAAGGTCTGGGCAACGAAGGCAGGTCTTCACACGGCACTGAGCGCTGCGCCGGCGAAGTCCACGATTGCAGGTATGATCATGGACGCCACCTGCGCACTGGACGACAAGTTTGTCCCGCAGGAAGGAAGAACGCTGTACATCCGAAACGATATGTACAAGCATCTCAAGCTCTGCGACGAATATGTCAAGCTTGAGGGCATCGGCACGAAGGCTCTTGTCAATGGCGTTGTGGGCGAGTTTGACGGCATGCCCGTCAAGAAGGTCCCGTCCAGCTATCTTCCGGCGGATGTGTACTTCATGATCGTCTTCAAGAACGCGGCGATTTCCCCGATGAAGCTGCAAGATTACAAGATTCACACCGACCCGCCTGGCATCTCCGGCGATCTGGTCGAAATGCGCGTCATATTTGACGCTTTCGTGAAGCCCACGAAGGCAGACGGCATCTACGTCGCCTGCAAGACGGGTACTGTAGCGGCAGACCCGGCAATCGTCATTGCGTCGAACACCGCGACGATCACTTCGGAGACAGCCGACGCTGTGATTCTCTACACCACGGACGGCAGCGACCCGCGTTTCAGCGATACCGCGAAGACGTACTCGGCATCCAGCAAGCCGACGCTTGCTTCTGGCGAGACCATCCGTGCGGCAGCGACGAAGACCGGCATGTACTGGTCCGGCGTGGCAGAGAGCACGAACTGAGTATAAGGGCAGCGCAAGCTGCCCTTTTCCCAAATTGGAGGAAGTATGGCGAAAATCGTAACTTCGGATGTCGCGAAGGTTTTACAGATTCAGAAGTTTCTTGGACTCAATGAATCAAAGGACGGCGACACGCAGCTGAAGGTCGGCGAGGCGTCCAGAATGGAAAACTGGCAGATTACGCCGCAACACCATTTGAAAGTGCGCCCCGGCATGCAGGCAATCGAGACCTTCCAGGGGGCTGTGCGTGGGCTGTGGCACGGCTTTGTTGCAGGGGAAGAAATTACACTTTGCGCGGCGGATGGCGGCGTGTGGAAGATTTCCGAAGGCAAGACAAAGCTTGGGAACATTACTGACGCGCCAACAACGTTTTTTGGATTCAACAACAAGGTCTATATGCTCAACGGGCATGAGTATCTGTCGTGGGACGGCACGGGAAGCGTGCAGACCGTAGAAGGGTATATTCCGCTGGTAGTGACGGCGGCATCTCCGAAGGGCGGCGGAACGACGCTGGAGAATGTGAACCGGCTGACCGGAAAGAAGCGCGTCCGGTTTTCAGCGGATGGAGAGTCTACAAAGTATGTCCTGCCGGAAGGCGAGCTTCTGAGCATCGACCAGATCTATGTGGACGGCGCACTTATGCAGAGCGCGCAGGTCACGAAGGACACGACCGGCGGCACGGTAACGTTCTCGAGCGCGCCGCAGACAGGGAACAACAATGTTGAAATTTATTATACCGCGCCAAACGAGCTTCGCTCGCAGGTCACAAAGATGCGGTATTGGGAATTTTTCAACGGCGCGAACGATACCAGAGTGTTTCTCTACGGAGACGGCACGGCAAAGGCGCTGTATTGCGGCATTACGGAAGCGGGCGTTGCTTCGGCAGAGTATTTCCCGGACCTTTATGAAATGCTGGTTGGCGATGAAAACACGCCGATTACGGCAATGGTCAAGCACTATGACAGACTGCTGACCTTCAAGCCGGGCAGCGTCTATGCCACGGAGTATTCCGCAACGACGCTGGCAGACGGCGTGGTCACGGCTGGATTTTATACGATTCCACTGAACCGGGAGATCGGCAACGAGGCGCCGGGTCAGGTCCGACTGGTCTACAACTTCCCTCGCTCGATGTACGCAAATGCGCTGTATGACTGGAAGATGACGTCTTCCACGGTCCGAGACGAGAGAAACGCAAAGCTTGTCTCCGAAAAGGTGCGCAGCACCTTGCAGAGCGCAGACCCGGAAAAGGTATTTATTTTTGATGACGACAGCAAACAGGAATATTACGTGTTCCTGAACGATACGGCAGGAACGGCACTGGTTCACCGGTATATAGAAGACGTCTGGTATAAATACACGAACCTCAAGGTCGTGTGCGGATGCAGAGACGGCAACGATGTGTACTTCGGGACATCGGACGGAAAGCTGGTTTTGTTTGACGAGCTGGTCCACAACGATCTCGGGCAGGAAATCAACTGTATCTGGGAAAGCGGAAATATGGACTTCGGTTCAGATTACCAGAGAAAGCACAGCTCTGTCATATGGGTAAGCTTGAAACCGGCGGCTGGCGCGAGATGCACGGTCTCGGCAAGGTCGGACAGGAAGAGCGAATACGCAGAGAAGACGGTAACGGCTCCGGTCCTGAAATTTTCTTCGGTTGATTTCAACCATTTTTCATTCAACACAAATCTGAGCCCGCATATGCGAAGGGTCAAGCTCAAGGTGAAGAAGTTTGTCTATTATAAACTTCTGATTGGTACCGTTTCGATTGCAAACGACGTGACGGTTCTGGGCGTTGATATGCGGGTGCGGTTCACCGGATATGTAAAGTGAGGATTCTATGGAACTTATGATGTGTGTGCTGCTGGGCATTCTCAGCATGTTCATTCTGCTGCATGGCTCGGTGCTGCTGCTGATTGCGGCGGTTGTCTGGAAAAGACGCCATAAGCAGGAAGCGACGGAACCGGAGAAAACAGAAGAGGAACGGCGGGCAGAGGAGGAAATGAAACTGTTCAACGAAGGCGTTGCGAACATTCTTTCCTATGGGACACCGAGGGAGAGAGATAGATGAAAAAACCGACACCGGAACTGGTTTACAAGCGATATGACAAGGGCGTGTCATTCAATACGCAGATCAATTTATACGACACGGTCAAGGAAAATGAGAACTTCTTCATTGGAAAGCAGTGGGAGGGCGTGGAGTCAAACGGTCTTCCGACGCCGGTCTTCAATTTCCTGAAACGTGTGACGCTGTTCCAGATTGCAACCATCAGCTCGAACAACCTTTCGATGCAGGCAACGCCGCTGAACTCCACGTCGAGATATGAACTGGGCGATCTGGAGCAGGTGACGGATGTTCTGAACAAGCAGTTCGCAGAGCTTTTTGAACGTAACAAAATCGTGACGAAGGTCCGCGAGTTCATGCGAAATGCTGCGGTAGACGGAGACGGCGCGACCTATTCGTGGTTCGATCCGGACATGGAGACCGGCCAGGAGGCGAAGGGCGGCATTGTCACGGAGATCATTGAGAACACCAGAATTATCTTCGGCAATCCGAACGAGCGAAATGTGCAGGAGCAACCCTATATCATCATTCCCATGCGCAAGCAGGTGGAGTATGTGAAGAATCTGGCAGAAAAGAACGGCGTCCGAAAGGACGATATCGATTCCATCAAGGCAGACTCCGAGGCATACGACAACAAAATGGACGCGCTGACCGACGACCGGGTGTCCATGTACATTTATCTCTATCGGGATTTTGAGACGGGGACAATTCACAGCTACAAGTGTACGCAGAATGTGGAGCTGGAAGCGGACAAGGACACGGAACTGAAATTTTATCCCATTACGTGGATGAACTGGGATTATATTCAGGACTGCTATCACGGACAGGCGCTGATTTCGCAGCTGCTGCCGAACCAGAAGTTTGTGAATAAGGCGTTCGCGATGGCGATGATCTCTCTCATGACGACGGCGTACCCGAAGATTGTCTATGACAAAACCAGAATCCCAAAATGGGACTCTCGCGTCGGCGCGGCAATCGGTGTCAACGGCGGGGACATGAACTCTATTGCGAAGATCATTGACCCGGCGCAGATCAGCCCGCAGATCGGGCAGTTTATTGACCTTGCCGTCAACTACACGCAGAACTTCATGGGCGCAAGTGACGCGGCTTTGGGCGATACCAGACCGGATAACACGTCGGCAATTATCGCGTTGCAGAGGGCTTCCAATGCGCCATTGGAGCTTGTGAAGCTCAACATGTATGAATCCATTGAAGATCTCGGCAGGATTTATCTTGACATGATGCGCGTGTATTACGGCACACGGTATGTGCAGGTAAAGTTTCTTTCCAAACAGGAGATGAACAATCAGCCGCTTGGTATGAGCTTACAGAACGAGGAATTTAACAAACCGTTTGACTTCTCGATTCTCAATGAGATTCCGATGAGTCTGAAGCTGGACGTGGGCGCGTCTTCTTATTGGAGCGAGATCACGACAGTGCAGACGCTCGACAACCTTCTGATGCAAGGGAAAATTGAGCTGGTTGACTACCTGGAGCGTATCCCGGAAGGATATGTTTCCAAAAAGCAGGAGTTGATTGATAAATTGAAGGGCATGCAGGCGCAGATGGTGGGGCAGCAGTCCACCTCCCCGGTAATGGGGCAGGGACCGGAAATGCCAGTGGAGGGCGGCAGCGGATATGGGCAGCTCCAGCGGGCGCTTAACAAAACGGGGGTGACTTGATGGCGTTACCGGCATTTGAGACAAACTTAAACATCATTCAGCAGCTGGACGACGAGCCGAACGACGTCGGCGGACTGACTGCGGCAGAACTCAAGGCAAAGTTTGACGAGGCGGGTCTTACGATTCAGACATGGATTAACGAGACGCTGCTCCCGGCGATGATTGCGGCGAACCTCGCGTTTGCAAAGACAACGGATATCCCAGCCGAGACGGTTCAGGCGGCGATTGAGAATGTACAGGAGCAGGTCAAGAACATGGCGATCGGCGCGGTCCCGAACGGAAGTGTCAACTATCTGAAACTGGCTTCTGACGTTACGACGCTGCTTACGAACCTGCAAACTGCTCTTTCTGCCGCGCAGGTTAAGATTGAAACACTTGAAAATCGGCCGGTCATCATCGACCCGGCGACGCAGACGGCAAACGGGCTGATGAGCAGCACGGACAAGAAAAAGCTAGACGGCATCGCGGCGGGCGCAACGAAGGTCTTTGTGAACAGCGAGCTTTCCGAGACGAGCCAGGACGCAATTATGAATAAGGTCGTGTATGCGGCGGTGCAGGCGCTGACGGCGGCGCTGAACGGCAAAGCGCCAACTGCTCACACGCACGCCATGGCAAACATTACGGACCTGAGCATCGACGCGGCCCCGGCGAAAAACAGCGGCAACCCTGTTTCGTCCGGCGGCGTGTTTTCGGCGCTTCAGAATTTAAAGACGGCGACGCAGTTCACCGGCACGCTGCTTGCCTCGGGCTGGGCTGCGGATTCGCACGGGTACCAAGCGCAGACGATCACGATCACGGGGTTGAAAGCTTCTTATTACGTTGACCCGCAGTGGGACGTGGCGCTTTCGGGGACGGACCCGGACGCGGACGCGGCTCTTTTGGAGGGCTTCGCGTTAATCCACAACTACGTGACAGGCGCGAACAGCCTGACCGCCCAGTGCATCGGCAAAGCGCCGACGGTGAATATTCCGGTGAAGGTGGTGGTTTTTGGATGAGCGGAAGAGGACCGAGATGGATTACGGGGATTAAATATCCGTATGAGGCAAATTTTGCGGACAACACCTGGGCGCAGATCATTGCAGCCTGCCAACGCGGCATTGTTTTGGAGACATGGGCTGTCGGCAACCAGAAATCAATGACGATCAACGGCACAAGCTATCAGATCGACATCATCGGCAAGAACCACGACACCTACGCATCCGGCGGGAAGGCGCCGCTGACCTTCCAGCTGCACGACTGCTACGGCGAGACGAAAAAAATGAAGAGCTCCGCAACCAACAGCGGCGGCTGGAAGAACAGCGAGATGCGCACGACACATCTGCCTGCCATTCTTGCGCACATGCCGGCGGAGGTACAGAACGGCATCCGCGAGGTGAGCAAGAAGGCGTCCGTGGGCGGTGCAAGCTCGACGATCGAGACGGTATCGGACAAGCTGTTTTTGCTCAGCGAGGTCGAAATCTTCGGCTCGACCAGCTACTCGGCGGCGGGCGAAGGCACGCAGTACGACTACTACAAGGCAGGCAACAGCAAGGTGAAGAAACAAAACGGCTCTGCAAACTACTGGTGGGAGCGCTCGCCGTATGGCAGCGACTCCACGTATTTCTGCAATGTCAACAGCGGCGGCAACGCCAACTACAGCTACCCGAGCAATAACTTTTGCGTTGCCTTCGCGTTCTGCTTTTAGGGGGGCATTATGGGAATGTTTTTAAGGCGCGGGCTTCCGGCAAAAAAGATAGTTGAACTCGATATCGTACTGTCAGGGTCGCTCGAATCGAGCATGGCTTACATTACGGTAAATGGCGCAAAATATTATACCGCCCAAACGCTTACCGTCCAGGCAGGCACTACCGTCTCGGTCTTGGCTGGCTATATGAGAGGGCGAGATGGTCCAAAAACTGCGATAACATTTGACGGCGTAGAGGTCGCGCGCGGCGTGACCAACGTAGCAGCGGAGTATAGCTTTGAGATCAAAAACTCAGTCCATATCGTCTTTACGGAGGAATATGGCTATAACACGTACTACACATGCGCCATTACAACCGTCACGTGATGCTCATTACGGGATAGGAGGTACACATGTACATTACACATAACAATCAAACATACGGACGTGTAAGAATGCTAAACACATCCAGTTCGGTTCGATTTGTCGGAGAATCCCTCCCAGAATTGGAAGCATTGACAGGGCTGGTTATGGTTTTTTCCGAAAGTGGTTTTGAGCTGCGCACGTTCGACCCGACCGATTATCTCCGGCAGGAAATCACTGGTGGGTCATGGCTTCTCACAAACGTTGCAATCCCAACCCCGCAGCCGGTTGTTGCAACGCCTGTTGTCTATGACCTCCTGGAATCCACGGCGAATATGACCAAGCTTCTGATGAAGGGCGAGAAGCCAAAGACGGCAGACGAGATCATCATGTGCTCGGCGCTCTACGACGAATGGAAGCCGGGCAAGCATGTCGCGGGAGACGTTTTTAACGTTGGCGGGGAGCCATGGGAATGCTTCCAGAATTATGATAATGCGATCAACCCCGATATCGTCCCCGGCAACGCGGCGTGGTTCACGTTCAACAGGCCGTATCATGGAACGTCCCGCGAGACGGCGCGGAATTTCGTACACCCAACGGGCGCACACGATATCTATAAGGCCGGCGAGTGGGCTGTTCAAAACGGGAAGATTACGAAGTGTCTTTCGGATACATCCTACAGCGTGGAGGAATACGCCGCCGCGTGGGAAGTGGAGGAATAAATGGGCGTTTATAACATCGGTACAAAAGCCGGATATGACATTACTGAGTCGCTGAAAAAGAATCAGGGCACATCTATGACCGTTTCTGATGGTTCTTCGTGGACGGCGGATAAAGGCGGAAATATCTGGGTTACAAAGGACGGCGTAACCTCAAAAGCTAATATTACATATCAGCCGCCTTTTGGAAGCGGAGGCGGCGGAGGTGGTGGCCGGGGCTGGTCTGGTGCAGGGGGATTGCCGTGGAGAGAGCCGGGAGCATCTGATTCGAGTTCTGGCGCCGGGGCTGGGAGTACAGATGAAACCCCCAGCGCGAGTACGGTGGGCTCTGGTTCTAGTACGATGGTTGACAGCGCAGCGAGCCAAAGAGACGCCTACAATCAGCAAATTCAGGACTATCTAAAGCAGCTACAGGGGCTGCGCGATCAGAAAACGCCGGCGGCGGCTGACCAGTCGGAATATATCCGGAGAATGTATGAGCAGCAGCTGGCAGCCAACAAAGCTCAGCTTGAGAACGACTATAACCAGAACGTGTCAAATCTTGCGGGCGAAGAGAGCAAAATCGGCTCAAATTATTATGAGCAGCGCAGGCAGACACAGGCGAACGCAGACCGGTCACAGTCCAATTACAACGAGATTGCGAACGCTTCCGGGCTGAACACCGGAACAAGAGGTCAGGCGCAGCTTGCAAGGAGCAACCAACTGCAAAGCGATCTGACTGCGCTTGGAAACGCAGAGGCGCAGAACCGGGCGGAAATTGAGCGGCAGCGGACGCTTCTTGGCCAGCAGTATCAAAACGCGATCCAGAAGGCGCAGGCGGAAAACAACATGGAGCTGGCGCAGCGGCTGTATCAGGAGGCTGTGAGAGTAGATGAGAGCATCATCGACGCATCCAAGAACGACAGCAACCGCGCGCTGGATATTCTCAATATGATGCTCAGTCAGGTGAGTGCTGACCGGAATCTAGCTTCGGAAGAGGCAAGAAAGGCGGCAGAGATCGCGGCTGCCGGCGGAAAGTACGGCTTGTACGGGAAACTTTACGGGCTGTCTGACGATGTGGTTGCAAAGCTCGAAGAGATTTACAACAAGGAACTCTCGGACAAGGAACTTGAACGTGAACTTGACATTTATAATAAGGCAAAAGAAAACAATGTCAGTCTCGACCGACAGTATTCATGGCAGAAGGACCAGAATCGACGGTACTGGTAAGGGAAGAGGGGAACAGGCATGATTACTGACAACGGCGAACGCAGTGTGAAGGCGCAGAAGCAGTACGACAGCATCAAGCCAAGCGCGAAGAAAAATACCGGCACGGGGAATAAGGGCAACGCGAAGAAAAATACCGGTACAGGGAAAAAGAGCAGCACGCCGAAGACGATCACAGGCGTTACAAAAGCGCCAAGCAGCGTCGCTTCTCCGACACAGTCCGGAACGCTAGAGTCTGTCTCGCAGCGTACGTCTGGCTCTTCGTCCGGTTCTTCTTCGTCTTCCAAGACGACCAAAAAGCGGCCGCTCAGTCAGGCAGAAAAGTCCGCCGCGCTGAACGACCTTATGGACAGGGCGACGATTGGAAGCTCCAGAACCTACGGGCTTTCGTTCCAAAGCTCTGTCAACCAAAATATTTCCGACGCGCAGCGCAGACAGTCTTTGGTCGAGCAGGCGACAAAGAACGGGTACGCAGTCGGGCAGAATACGAGTCAGGCGCAGGATTTTAGAAACACGGTCAACCGAAAGCTCGGCAGCGCGATTTTCAGCGGAAAGAGCCCGAGCGAGGCCAGAAGCGCTGAGCAGCAGCGGATTAAGAAGAGCGCGGCGGCGCAGAAATCTGTGCTTCGTGATCAGGAAAAGGGCAGGAATCGGACAGCAGCCGAGCTTGAACGACAGATCAGGGCCATTGACAAGGAGATCGGCCAGTCTACGCAGGAGACCGGAAGGCCAGACATGAAGAAAGTTGCGGAGCGGAACAAGCTTACAAAGCAGAAGCGTACCGTTACGAACGACTACAGCGTATTGGAATCGCTGGGGCGGTCCGTGGAAGCGGGCGCAGGCGGGTTTAACTCGGCTGTTACGAGCACGCTGAACGCGGGCAGAAATGCCCTCATGCAGCTGGAATCCATCATCAACGGCGGCTGGGACAAAGAGAGCCGGAAATTTATACGGGGCGATTCTCCTATCACGGCATCTCTTTTTCAGCCGGTTGCTGACCTCAACGATTATACAAAGGAAACGACAGCGGGCCTCCAGCAAAGCGCAGCGGAACGTTGGAGCCGATACGGCAAGGCGGGCGATATCGCAAACCAGCTGACACAGGGAACGGTATCGGCCGTTCCGAATGCGATTCTTGCAATGGCAACGGCGGGCGGCTCGGCAGCGGCGACGCTTACGCCGCAGGCTTCGGGGCTGACGGCGACGGTAGCGGACGCGGTGCAGAAGCTCTCCAAGGACCCGATGTACTGGACGAGCTTCATTCAGAGCTTCGGAAACGGCTATGACGAGGCAATCGAGAAGGGCGCAACGGAAGACGAAGCGCTTCTGGCAACGCTGCTTTCTTCGACGGCGAACGCGATTGTCGAGGTCGGCGGAGGCGTCGAGCAGTTGCCGGGCGAACTGAGAAAAGAAGGGCTTACCAGCGCGGAGAAAATCCGGAAATGGGTATCTTCGTCTCTGGATGAAGGCAAGGAAGAAGTCGTGCAGGGCATGATTGAGCGCCTTGTCAACAAAGCTGTCTACAATCAGGATGCGCCGTGGATTTCCTCCGGCGATGAAGACGCGGTGATCAATCCGCGGCAGTCTTTACAGGAAGGCGCAATGGGCGCAGCAATCGGCGGAATCCTGGGCGGCGGACAGATGCTCACGCAGGAGGCTTTGAACGCTGCAAACCGCAAGCGCATTGTAGACCCGACGGCAAGTCCGCTCGATCAGGCAATTCTCGATGCGTTGCAGGGCGTGCAGACGCCGGAGAATGTGACGCAAACCAGAGAGGCAACAGCGCTTGATAACGCGATTCTGGCAGCTATGAACCAGAATAAAAATTCCGCCACACCCGAACAAACAACAGAGTCGCCGATAAACGGGCCTGTAAGGTCGGATGCAGCGGAAGCCGGCACTTCTAATATAAATGCAGCTTCTGAAAAAATCAAGGGCGATTTTGATAAACTGATAGAAAGAAACAAAGGGAAACTGTCTTTCGACCAGTGGGTAAACTACGGGAATTCGTTGCAGGGGGAAGACGCGGCTGCCTTAAATGCGTTCCTTAACGATATTGAGACTGGAAAAACGCAGTATAAGTATGATGCAGGCGGGGGCATTTATAAAGTAGACCCAGAAAGCCATATTGATAACCGTGATATCAGCGACAGAATGCAGCGCGGCGGGCACTCGTTCCAGTACGACAATCCGGAGCTCCATGAGTACATGAAGGAAGCGGCGGAACTTCTCCTGGAGGATATCGCAGATTCGACCAGAGGTGAACGCTTCGCCACACCAACAGAAGACGGAGATAACGGCGGATACTATCACTGGGCAGGAACAAAGAGACGTACAACAAAAGGTATTGCTGAACTCAAAGACCGCTTTGGCATTACATGGGATAATCTTGCGAGAGCCGCCGAAAACATCATCAAAGACGAGGGCGCAGAAAATTATGCTGACGCGCGACGCGTGGAGATTCTGCTCGACGATATGCTCACAAACGGTTATGACTCCATGACGCCCAAAAGCGAGGCGGGGACATTTGTTCCTCCGAACGAGGACTACATTCGCGCAAAACAGCAGATTCCGGGTGCGGACATGCGTCAAAAGTCTGAAACCTCAGCGCTTACTTGGCCGATGGAGTTGGAAGTCGATCAAAATGCTGCTAAAGGGGCTACGCTTCCGTCAGATATTGTCCCAACCGTGGGTTCTGGCGCCGAAACAGAGGAACGAACATGGCGTGGAGGGAACCGGAGATCATCTTCAGCAAGCGCAGAAGCGGCGAAAATCAACTCGCCTGGTCCAGCGCCTACAGGCTTTGACCCGTTGAGCCACGCAAGCAACCAGTACGGCGCAATTCCTCCCGGAGAGAATCCCTCACGCGTGGTAGATATCCCCGTTTCTATGGACGGAGAGACGAAGGTCAGCAAGTTTTCCAGAACGGCGGCGGAGGCACAGATCACGACCGACGAAATGGTCGGGAGAATTGAGCAGCTGGTACAGGACGGAAAGCTCAGCCACGAGGTCTACAGCAATAAGAAGGCCATTGAAGACGGCGCAAAACAGATTGAAAAGCAATACGCCAGAGGCAAGAGCATCGAGCAAATCCGCAGTGAGTTTATCCGGGACGCGAACGCCGGAAAAGCGGGCGCAAAATTTGTCTCTCAGGGAACGACACTTTATGCGGACGCTATCGCGGAAGGAAACTACAATGCAGCGTCTGATATTCTGGTTGCGTTGACAGCGGTTGAGACAAACGCCGGTCAGGCGGTGCAGGCGGCGCGGCTCATGAAGTCGTTGACGCCGGAGGGCAGGATATTCACGGTGCAGAAGATGGTTTCCAATTTGGAAGCGCAGATCAACCAGAGAAGATCTGCAAACAAGCAGATCGAGATCGATGTCCCAGATACGCTTCTTGAGACGTACCAAAATGCGACAACGGCGGACGCGCAGGAAGCGGCGTTACAGAATATCTACCAGAATGTTGCAGACCAGATTCCGACGTCTCTTGGAGAGGCAGCGCAGCAGTGGCGGTATTTTTCGATGCTGGCGAACCCTTCGACGCACGCGAAGAACATCATGGGTAACGTCTCCGGCGCGGTCGCAAAGATCGGCAAGGACAATCTGGCGGCGCTCATGGAAACGATCTTCATTGGAGACAAAGAGGGAAGAACCAAAGCGTTTTTGAATCCGCTGAACAAATCAGACCAGAATCTTCTCAATTTAGGCTGGGCAGATTACGATACGGCGGTTGACCTCTATGAAGACGGCACAGGGAAATACTCCAACGCGGCAGGTGACATCAATGACAAGCGCCGGTACTGGAAGATCAATGACCCGCAGAACGCTTTGACCAGAGGAATTGACAAGGCGCTGAACATCGCGGAAAAGGCGAATAACCTGAACAGCAAAGCGTTGGAAGTGGAAGATATGTGGTTCTCGAAGCCCATGTATTCCGTCGCGCTGGCAGGGTACATGAAGGCAAACGGGTTGACGGAGATCACAGACGCAGCCAGAACATACGCAATGACCGAAGCGAAGAGAGGCACATACAACGATCTGAACGCGGTGTCAAAATGGGCAACGTCTCTCGGGAAGGGAAGCAAACTCGGACGGTTCCTTTCCAATACGATCTATCCGTTCAAGAAGGTCCCGGCAAACGTCATGGTTCGGACGATGGAGTATTCGCCGCTCGGGTATTTAAAGGGCGCATGGGACCTCATTCAGATGCAGAGGGGCAACACAGATATTACGGCGGCGAAGGCGATTGACGATTTCGCCGCAGCAACGACAGGCACGGCGCTTCTGGGCGTGGGTGCGATGCTGGCAAAGCAGGGAATCCTTCGGGCGACAGGCGTTGGCGACGACAAGGAAAAAGAGCAGCAGAAAAACGCCTTCGGCGCGAAGGACTTCTCAATCTTAGTCGGCAATACGTATATTCCCATTGACAGTCTGACGTTGGCAGGCACAGGGCTTTTGACCGGCGCGCAGATCTGGGAAGCGGCGCAGAACGCGAGAAACGGAGACGAGCCAATTTCGTTTGGAGATTTTCTCGATGCGCTGTCTAAAATTACAGACCCGGTCTTTGAGCAGTCAATGCTCAGCGGCATGGACAGCATTTTGACAACCATTCAGAATTCCGGAAGCGCGGGAACCGGCGAACTACTGACCAAAATGGGCGTGCAGATTCTCGGAAACTATGTGGGACAATATGTTCCGACGGTGATCGGGCGCGCAGCGGCGAGTTTGGACAAGAACCAGAGAAGTACCTATCTGGAACCGGACGGCGCATGGGGACCTGTACAGTCCGCGGTGCAGGGCGTGCAGAAGAAGCTCCCCGGTCTTCGGGAGGATATGGCAGTCACCTACGGGAACTGGGGCGTTCCGGTCGAAGGAAACGGCGCAAACGGCTTCGGCGAGGGTGTCTTCAAGGCGGTGACGCCGGTATATCCATCCAAACAGAAGACGGATGCGGTAGAGGAAGAAATTGCGCGGCTCCACGACGTGAACGCGGAATACTCCAACTTCTATACGAAGCCGCCAAAGAGCATTGCTGTAGACGGGGAGACCGTCAAACTGACCTCTGAGGAATACGCAAATTACACAGAAACGAGAGGCCAGACGGACTACAACCTCCGGAAGAATATGCTGGACAGTGATATCTACAAGAGTCTTCCGGATAATGTGAAGTCCAAAGCAATGCGTCTTTCGCAGGAGTACGCGAATGCGCTTGGAAAAGAAGCAGCCGGCGTCGGGTATGAGACCGATGAGAAATGGATCAACGACCTGAAAGGAAAATCCGACGAGGAAGTTTTGAAGGCAATTCTCGGGCGAGCCGTCGAGACTGAAAAGTACATCAGCGACGAAGCGAAAAACAAGCTCGGGAACGTGCAGAAGCTTTATGACGGCCTAGCGTATGCCGGGGTATCCGACGATCTGAAAGAATCCGCGCGGGAAAAGGCAGCAGAGTACTTCCAGAATGCCGAAAAGGTGAAATTTGGCTATGAGCTATCTGAAGAGCAGCAGAAGCTTGAAGGGAAAAACCAGAAGACGCTTGCGGAGTATTTTCTCGACGAGGCAGTAAAAGCCAAGTACAAAGATGCGAACAACGACGGGACGAACCGGGACGAGCTTTTGCAGGCATACAACGACAACGAGCTGAACGACCGGACGGCAATTGCGGTTCTGTCTGCCCGTGAAGTCGATGCGTATCAGAAGTTCGGAAAGGCCGCAGGCGTTACGCCGCAGATGATGCTGGAAGCGTCCAGCGCGCACGCGAGAATGCACGAGGTCAAAGACATTGACGGCATTGTGACCAGCAGCGTACGAGAGCAGTATGACGATTGGCTGGAGTCAAAGAATCTGACCGAAGAACAGAAAAAGGCGCTTCGCATGGGCTTCTACGGGGATACGGTAGATACCTACAACAAGCTTGTGGAAGACCTTGACCTTGGAAACATTACGGCCGGAGAGGCCAAGCAAGAACTATCCCCCACATACCAGTATGGCTGGACGCACAATGTCAGCAGCACAGGCGTTCAGATGCGCGATTACATTTCCAGCATGGTGGCGTTTGAGAACGCGCCGACAGCGGAAGAACGCGACAAGATGGGCTTTGACAGCAAGTGGGAATGGTTCTGCAACGAGCTGAACAAGAACACAGACCTGACCAAAGAGCAGAAATACGCGATTGCAATCAGCACAGATCGCTCCATGTCTGAGAAGACCAAGAAGAAAATCGCGAACAAGCTTGGAACGGCATATGTCGCGCCTACTACAGACGGCAGAAACGCCGGCAGTGCAGCGGTCACAACGACCGGAAGTGGCACTTCCGGTTCCGGCGGGTATTCCGGCGGATGGAGTAGCAACAAGACTGAGGAAAAGAGCCAGGCGCAGAAAGCCTATGAGCGGTTCGGCATGGCGGCAGGAGCCACGGAAGCCATGTACCAAGAGGCAAAACAGGCCAGGGATAACATCGAGACGGTCTATGACATGGACGGAAACGTTGTGCGCAGCGCGGAAGATCAGTTTGATTCCTGGCTTGAGCGCAGGAACTGGACGCAGGACCAAAAAGACGCGGTACGGGCCGGGTTCTATGCGGATACGGTGAAGAATCTGCAATATCTTTCCTCGGAGCTGCGAGAGGGTAATATCAGCGTTGCGTCCGCCAAGAGTGAGCTTTCGGCGAAGATGCAGACCGGATGGACGCGGAATGTCATGGACACCGGCGCGGCTATGGCCGACTACATTGATGCGTGGGCGTATTTCAAGGAGGCCCCGAATGCCGATGAGCGGAAAGCGCAGGGGTTCGGCACGAAATGGGCTTGGTTCTGCAATTATTTGAACCAAACGAATATGACACCGGAACAGAAATACGCGCTTGCAGTCAGCATTAACACCAACGACTATGCAGATAGCACGAAGCGGAAAATTCAGAACGCCGTCGGCTGGGACGGAGTATCTTCGGCAGAACCGCAGTCCCCGGAAGAGACTTACGACCTCCGGACGGACGACGGATATCGGGCATATCTGAGCCTGCTTCTCAAGCGGACGAACCGGTATGAGGCAAAGGACGGCTCGGTTTGGACGCTCGGGGCGAACGGCGATGTCATTGCACGGACAAAAGACGGACGGCAGCTTCGCGTGCGGGCGGTTCTCGGCAAAAACGGCTTTGAGGATATCCCCGGGAACGGCTACACGGTCGGCTCAAAGGCAGGGGAGCTTGCGTATAAGATGATGCAAAACGGCGTTATGAAGACATGGCAGGCCCCGGATGGGTGGACTTGGAAGCTGGTTCGCGGGGAGATCATCGCAGAGAAGAACGGGACAAAAATCCCCGTCCGAATGGCCGGGTAAAACAGAAGGGAGCGCCTATGGATGACTTGGAAATGGAACACAGATTGACGCAGGCGGAGTCGTTGGAAAGGGATAACAAGCGCCGAATCAACGATTTGGAAGCAGACAACAAGGCTTTGCAGGAGCTGACCGCCTCCGTAAAGGTTATGGCGGTGCAGCTCAAGACGATGAACGATAAAATCAATCGGATGGACCAGACGGTGCAGCGATTGAATGGAAAGCCGGGGACGATGTGGGAAGGGGTGATTAAGAGCATCGTCACGGCACTCATTGCAGGAATTATTGGATATATGCTTTACAGGCTTGGCCTGAAAGCGTGAGAAAGGAGCTACAATATGATGAATAAAAATTGGTGGAAGGCGGCGGGTATCCGCGCGCTCAAGACGATTGCACAGACAGCAGTTGCTACGATCGGCACATCGGCGCTTCTGGATGAAGTAAACTGGATTGCAGTTGCTTCTGCGTCGGCGCTGGCCGGTGTTCTGAGCCTGCTGACTTCTGTCGCGGGCCTTCCGGAGGTGGACAATCCGTGAGCGCGCTCATTGGGCAGGCAAGCATTGACGAGCGGGGAAAGATTACCGGCGGCAGCGCCGGCAATCAGTCCGGCTGGGAGCTGAATATCCGAGACTGGTATGCCAACGGCTGGACACTGGTCCTGCGGCCAAAGTGGAGAACCACAGCGAAAAAGATGGCGGCGGCGTGCCGCGCGGGCGTAGGAAATCGGCACATCGGGTATGACCAGTGGCAGAGGAATACGCTGCGGTATTACGCAAAACTTGCCAAGTGGAATCTTGCAGCTGTCACAGACGACTGTGAGACGGACTGCTCGGCGTTTATGGCGGTTTGCGCAGAAGCGGCGGGCGTCAACATGGAGCCTGCCTACACGGCAGGAAACGCCCCTGCAACGTTCCAGATGCGTGAAATGTGGGCCAGAACAGGCGCATTCGAAATTCTGGACGATGCAAAGTACTTAAAGTCTTCGGACTATCTTTTAGAGGGCGATGTAATTGTCAACGAGTTCAGGCATACGGCGATGGTACTTTCAGATGGGAAATTTGCAGAGGAGGAACGAGAAGTGGTAGAGCGATCAAAAATTATCGTGGATGGCAAGGAGTTTGCAGTGGACAGAATCTTAAAAGACGGCGCAAACTACATTAAAATCCGCGACATTGCTGCGGCGCTTGATTTGGAAGTGTCCAATCAGGGGAGCATTGCGGTTCTGAACAGAAAGTAGGGGTAAAATGCAGCGCGGATTGCCTTTAAAGCCGCGCAGTGAGTGGGAGCACCTGATTTCTGAATGGATTCACAATGCAATGTATCGGGAGATCATGCGAAGGAATATCTGCGACGGGGAAACGGCGGAACGGTTGGCAGAGCGGTACGGGTTTTCCGTGAATGGTATGAAGGGCATTATCAAACGATGCACGGAAATATTATTAAAGGCAGACGCATAGCGCCTGCCTTTTTCTGTGCTTTTTTTGAGCTTTCGCTTGGTTTTTTGTGATGCGGTTTTCCAACAGAATGGTGATAGGAACCGGAAGGTTCACTACTGAAAACGGAGGTATTTTTATGGAATACGCAAGCAACGGCAAGGCGAATGCTGCGCTGACAACGGGCATTATCGGCACTGCCGGTGTCGGTCTGGGGCTGCTCGGAAATCTGCTCGGCGGCTGGGGCATGAACCCGGCGGCTGCAATGGCTGCGGGTGCGGCATGCAGTGAAAACACGCCGGTCACACGGTATGAACTGGACCGGGGGCAGCAGCTGGCCGCGAAGGACGCAGAGATCGCGCTCTTGAAGGCGAACACCTACAACGACCAGAAGATGCTGGACGTGTACGCCTACATCGACGGGCAGCTCAAGGACGTGCGCAAGACGCTGTGCGATCAGGCGGTCCACAACCAGCGCACCGAGGACAGCTTCGTGCTGGCGCGTCAGGACATCGCGTCGGTCAAGTCCGAGCTGCACCGCGAGATCGAGATGGAGGCCGAGCGTCGCTGTTGCGGCGATAATTCCATCGTCACCTACGCGAATGCAACCTTTTACCCCAAGCAGGTCGCAGACGTCACCACCGGCACCGCGACCACGGCGCAGACGCTCTACAACCCGCTTCCCAAGTGCGGCTGCTGCAAGAACTAAGCAAAAGGGGCGGCAGTAGCCGCCCCGAGCTTTACGGAGGATAATTTATGATTACGATTGATCAGGCGATGCGCGGCGTGGTCCGCTTTATCGATACAGAAATTCTGCCACACCTTCCGACTGGAAAGGGAATCGGCGCAGGAATTGCCGTTGCGCTCATTATGGACGGCGGAAAAGAACGGATTCTTGCACTGCGGGAAAACCCGGTTGTGCAGATGATGGGTGTTATGGACGAGGCGGGGAACATCAATATTGACAGGCTTTACAATGCGGCGAGACCGAAATTTGAGCAGAAGCTTCCGGTTTCAATTCCGTTTATCGGAGATCTGACGTTTGACCAGAACGATGTTGACAAGCTTTACAGATACATAAAGGAGGCGGTATGATGGAGTACATAAAAAAACTGCATGAGAGATTGCAGGAGCTGATGGAAAGACCGGCAACGACCGGCAATGTGGAGGAAGTCCGGCTTTATGCGAAGACCATTCGGGCGCTGGAAAAGCTGGAGCTGCATGAATCGTTCACGAAGGAAGATGCCATTTGCTGGGTAGAGCATATGGAAAACAGCGACGGAACGAAAGGCGCACAGTGGACGATGGCAGAGACAAGCGCGATGGCGAAGGAAATGGGCGTATATCTGCCTGCTTGCATCTGGTATGCTGCGGTGAATATGATGCGCTCGGACTACTGCATGGTGGCGAGAAAGCACGGCGTGGACAAGCCGGAATTTTACGCAGATATGGCGCAGGCGTTCCTGTTTGACAAGGACGCGGGAGAGCCGGAGGAGAAGATTGCGGCGTACTATCACTGTGTTGCAAATGCTAATAAAAATGCTAATGACATGTGAAAAGTGTTGAAAACACTTGTGATATAAGATAGAGAATAGGGGTTCGATTCCCCTCAGCTCCACCATAATGATAAAACCTGCAATCAACTGAGATTGCAGGTTTTTCTTGCATTTTCAATGCTTTCGACGATTTTTGATATTCCGTATTTGCGGAGAATATTCCGCGTTTCCGGAAGAAAAACCACGTTCGCGGAATATAAAATGCTAATGAAAATGCTAATGAAATTGTTGGCTCTCAAAGGCACTTATAACTGAAGAATAGTAGTCGTCCATTTGTTTCTCGGCTGAGAGACGCGCGGAAGAGAATGTATGCGTATAAACAGTTTTCATGGTGTGGTCGCTCTTCCAGCCGCCGCCTTCCTGGATAATTTCCGGCTGAATTTGAAGACGCGCCCCTTCGGACGCATATGTGTGCCGAAGCTTGTGAAAGCTGCTCTTTGGAAGACCTGCCTTTTCAAGAAGACGTTGATAGCGTTTATTGATTGTTTGCGATGATTTGTCGCAAAGAATATCGCCGTCTACTTTATCAATCAGGTCTTGTATGAAGGGTGGAATGTCGAGAACCCGAACGCGCTCAAATTCCTTACCGCCTTCTTTTCGTACAGGAACACCGTGGACATCAACTACAGTTTCGACAATGTACAGTTTTCCGTTATGAATGGATCTTGATTTTGTCAGCCCGCGAATCTCCGAGATCGTCAGGCTGAGCCTCGCTGCAAGAAGACATTCAAGCTCTATTGATGAGCCAGCAATTGCAGGATAGACTTCTTCAAAGGAAAGAATTTGAACAGGCTTCTTTTTAAGCTCGGGAAGATCTGGCTCGTCATCTAACCTGATGTGATTTCGCTTTAGGACAGTAGAGATCAGGTGCCACGCTTCACGGATTGTCTTTGGAGAGAGTGGTTTCCCACGTCGGCTGACACGCGCCTGTTCAGCGTAAATTGCATCGTTGATTGCGTCTATGTCGATATCGCGAAGCGGTTTATCCATAATACGCTGGAAGTATTGATCGCGGCTTTTTTCATAGCCCTGCAAGGTGGTTGGGGATAGACCTTTTTTTGCGTCAATGTACTCAGTGATTGCCTCGCGAAGAGTTATATCATTGGACGCAATTCTGCGCCGGCCGGCAAGGTACTCAGCTTTAATGAGCTGCGCTTGCTGGATACATTCCTTCTTGCTGGGAGCAGAGACAGGGACACTGACACCGTTCAAACGCATCTGGATAAACCATGTGCCACTTGGTAATTTCTTTGGCTCTGGTACTTTCATGATGAACCTCGATTCTCTTCATGCGCGAACCCAGCCGACGGTTGGACTGTAAAGGTCAATAATCAGTGCAACCAGAGCCAGCGCCAGAATGACGCACAGCCCCATAATAATCACGGAACGCGTGTGAAGCCCGCGTTCATAGATCCGCTGCATCTGTTTTGCGTGTGCAAGCTCCTGACAGGCGCTGCAATCGTTCGGGTTCTTTTCACTCGGTGTTTCGATACCAAAATAGGCGTTCAGATCGACGCTGCACGCACGGCAAATCGGTCCGACAGTGTAGACAGACGGGTGCTTGGTATCGCCGCGAAGATACTGCGAAACCGTGTTCAAAGCCAAGCCTGTTTCGTCTGCAATATGCTGATTCGTAACGTGTGCGGCGTCTTTCGCGTCGCGGCAAATCTCCCACAGCTTTTTAGCCAAAATGCATTCCCCCATATATTTTTATTGGACAAAACCTGTGTTGATGTGCGCGAGAAGTGGGCATTGTGTCTCGACATGCCCATATGGAATGGTATATTCTGGAACTACAGGCGGCTCCCACTACTGCTTGGCAAACAAAGCCCCCGCCGCTCGGTGGCTCGGCGGCGGGGCAAACTCAAGATTCTCTGTGCCGCTCTTCCGCGTCGATATGTCCATGAACTATCATTACGATAGATGAAAAAATCAAATAAACAAACAATGCATATGTCCAAAAATTTGGGCCAAGCGGGATTTTGCTTCGTATAGCGCTAAACAGAACAATAGCATAAATCAAAGATGAAACAATTCCAATAAAATAATACCTGAATGCATGGTTAGACGGATAGATTTTATCCGATAAATAAATAATCAAGACGGGCAGAAAGCGCGCGGAGATATAGACCAAAGACGCGAACAGACTGCCAAAAGCCATTGTAAGCAAGATTATAGCTAACGTTGGAAGCGTGCCGAGCCAATCGACGATCTGCCTTCCGATGGAACAAAGAAAGGCAGATACGATGCACATTACATAATACATGGCTAATGTGCATAACCACGATATCGGGCGAAGAATCCAGCTTTTCTTTTTCTTCATATAGCACGCTCCCTGTCCAATAATTTGTACTTATTCAAAATTTCTGTGTAGAAAGTTGAATATGAAATTTGTGGAATCTTGCATATTGTATTTTACGAACGCTTGTTCTAAAATATCAATACGCCGCGAAGAAAGGAGAACGTCAATGACACGCGAAGAAGCAGTCAAATACATAGAGTGTCTATCTTACAACGAAAAGCGACAACTCAACGATTTGCTAAGAGCCCTTGCACAAAAGCGTCAACCTTCTGCATCTCTTCGGGTGTCAAAGAAACCAGGCGCGAAATAAGTTCCTCGTTTAAAACCCTCTCGTCCTCCGGGACGGGGGGATTTTTTTCGTCTGTCTCGCCTTTGAGCCAGGCGACAGAGACGTTATATTTTGCGGCGATCTCGTGAAGCTTCTTTTTATAAGAAACGCTTGAGCCATTTTCCCACATGGAAACGATGTCGCCGCTGTCGTACCCAATACTGCGGGCAAAGTCGGCTTTTGAGCCGTGCTTGTATTTCCCACTTTCGTTTTTCGGAATTAGGGAAAGAATGCGACTCAGCACAATATCCAAAATAGAACCTCCGAAATTGTGTGTTTTATAGAAACCGAATTTATTCGGTTTTATGTATTTACAAACCGATGTTTATGAGTTATTATATGAGCATACCCAACAGGTACAGCAAAGCAGCCCCTCGAAGAGCGGCGGAAAAACAATGTTTTCTGAACAATTTCATTGTAACACCGCTCCCGAAGGGTTGTCAATGAAAACTACTCATATTTATGAGGAACAGGGGGGCGAGAATTGTTGAATTTGAAAGAACTCCGGCTGAATGCAGGTCTTACGCAGGCGGAAGTTGCGAAAAAGATGCACGTCAGCCAAGCGGCGGTTCACAGATGGGAAACCGGAGATACCAGAATCGCACGAAAACATCACAAAGGGCTTGCAAGGCTCTACAAATGCACGATCGACGAACTATTTGCGGGAGGTGAAGAAGATGCCAAAACCGGCAGTCAGAAGAACACTTGATTACAACCTGTCTGCAAGAATTCAGGGCGAAATCAAGGCGCAGGGGGTAAGCGTTGAGAAGGCTTGCGAGTACGCAGGCGTTGGAAGTACGACGCTTTATGAGCTTTACAAGAAGCCGACAAAGTATTTCCCGCAAACACTCAAGCTTATGCGCTGCTTGTCTATCCCAATCGCGGACGTGCGGGAAATGATCTGTTACCCGTGGTAAGGGAGGCGAGAGATTGAGCAAAAGGAGCTTTGGCGCTTATGTGAAGGCAAGGCTGCATGATTTGGGTATGACGCAGAAAGATCTTGCAGACTGCTGCAACGTAACGCAGAGCCACATAAACAATGTATTAAACGGTCGGGCAAGCGCCAGAAAGCTGCGACCTGTAATTATTTCGGTGCTGGATCAGTGGGAGGCACTGAGGAAGGAACGAAGGAAACGGCATCAGCCGTAGGAGGATAACATTGACAGACGTTGAATATATCACAGAGCGCAATCACCGGCGGGCAAGAGAGCAGGAGCTCGGCGAGCGGTGGGACGAGATCGTGCGGCTTCGCAGGCGGCAAAAGAGCCTGATGAAGATTGCGGAAACGGTCTGCTTCTCTGTGGCGTGTATGCTGCTCGGCGGCACGGCGGTTCTTTTGGGCTTCGGCCTGTTCCGGGCGGCGGTCACGCTTGGAGGCGCGGCGGCTTGCTTCTTCGTTGGCGCGGTGCTGACGGAGGCGTGACATGATTTACCCGTGCGAGAAATGCACACACGACACAGGCACGTGCCGCTGCCTTGACTGGCAGAGATGGTTCTCTGTGGAGTTTGAGGCAGAAGCGGCGAAGGTGCTTGCTGCGACGCACGCAGAGCCGTTACCGGCGCCGCCGAAGATATTCTATCGCGAGATTGTTTTCAGTTCGATCTTCACGCGGCTTTGGAGGTAGATATGAAGCAGGCTGAACGAGTTTTAAAGTACATGCGCGACTTCGGCAGCATTACGCAGCTCGAGGCGATGCAGGACCTCGGCTGCATGCGGCTGGGCGCGCGTGTCTGCGATCTGAAGCGCGAAGGGTACAACATCCGGCGCGACATGGAAACGAGCAAGAACCGGTATGGCGAGGATACGAGCTATGCCAGATACAGGTTGGTGGAATGATGAAAGATAAGCAGCAAGCGCCGTGCATGTACGACGTATTTGGCAATGAGATCTATGAGGGCGGCGAGTATTGGGTCGGAGATGAAGGGAACATGGCTGATCTGACAGACAGAGAGGACCGCGACCCGAACAACCAGATTATCGCTGTTCTGGTAGAAACACGTGGAACAAGGCACATTTTGGAGAAACTTGGCTATGAAAAAAGGACGTTCAGGTGTTGATTATATTCCGGTCGAAACGCGCGTCAGCGTCTATTTTGATCAGGACCACATCTGCTGCCAGTTCTGCCCGTTTTTTGAGACCTACAGCCGGAAACAGTGCAGATTGACAGGGGAATATATTGTCAACGAGTTTGCCCGCGGCTATTGGTGCCGATTGGAATTGGAGGGGTTATATGACGATCAACGAGAAACTGATTCAGATTCAGGCAGAACTGAAAGCGCCGAAGGATAAGACAAACAACTTCGGCGGCTACAAATACCGCAGCTGCGAGAGCATTTTAGAGGCGGTAAAGCCGCTTCTGAAAACCGTTGGCTGCACGCTGACGATTTCGGACAGCATCGCGGAAACCGGCGGGCGAATCTACGTCATGGCAAGAGCTGAACTGTCAGACGGCGAAAGCAGCGTCATTACAACAGCTTTTGCCCGCGAACCGGAAAGCAAGAAGGGTATGGATGAGCCGCAGATTACCGGTACAGCTTCATCCTACGCGCGGAAATATGCACTCAACGGCTTGTTTGCTATCGACGATACAAAGGACGCCGACACAGACGAATACCAGAAGCAGACCGCACAGCCGAAAGAGAAGCAGCAATCCCAGGCAAAGGCTTTGATTTGCGCGGATTGCGGCGGGGAGATCACACAGGTTGTTGAGGGAGGTTCTCAGTTCAGCGCAAGGGCTGTAGCGGAAAAGACAAGAAAACGCTTTGGCAGGTGCCTTTGCTGGAACTGCGCGAGTAAGGCATGATAGAACTGAACATCGTTGAAGCTTCGTGGAGCATGGACGCTTCGGGGAGCTGGCTGAATCTCCGGACGGAGCTTCCCGGACAAGCCCAGATGGTAGCCGGGGAACTTGACCCACAGAAGAAGTACACGGTCACGATTAAGGAAGTTCGCAAGGAGCGGAGTCCGGAGGCAAATCGGTATCTTTGGGTGCTTTGCAATAAGCTTTCGGTCAAGGTGGGCGTGCCGCCGGAAGAAGTCTACCGGCACTATATCCCAGACGTGGGCGATAACTCCGATACGATCTGCATTCCGGACGCAGCAGTCAAGCGATTTCGTGAAGGCTGGGAATCGCGCGGTCTCGGATGGTGTACGGAGATCATGGCGTCAAAAATTCCGGGCTGCACGAACGTCATTTGCTACTACGGCTCAAGCACCTACGACACAAAGCAAATGGCGCGGCTCATTGATCTGGTCGTTGAGGACTGCAAACAGCAGGGCATTGAGACGCTCCCGCCGGAAGAACTCGAGCGTATGGCGCTGGAATGGAGGCATGATGAGAAGAGAAACGAAGGCGACAAAGATACCTGAGAAGGTCAAGAAGGCTGTCTGGGCGCGCGACGGCGGGCGCTGCATCGTCTGCCTCCGCCCCGGCAATCCGTGGTGTCATTTCATTCCACGGTCGCAGGGCGGGCTTGGAATTGAAGAGAACATCGTGACGTTATGCAATAAGTGCCACAACGACTTTGACCAGACGGAAAAGAGAAAACATATGCAGGCGTATATCAGACGCTACTTAAAAATGAAATATCCCGATTGGGAGGAAACGAAACTGATTTATAAGAAAGGAATGTAGGAATGCTGAACCACATTGTTATTATGGGCAGGCTCACGCGCGACCCGGAGCTGAGAAAGACGCAGGGTGGAACGTCCGTCGCATCCTTCACGCTGGCGGTTGACCGGGATTTTACGCCGGAGGGCGGAGAGAAGGAAACGGATTTCATTGACTGCGTTGCGTGGAGGGGAACAGCTGATTTTGTCAGCGGATACTTCTTCAAGGGCAGCATGGCGGTCGTGGACGGACGGCTGCAGCTGCGCGACTGGAAGGACAAGGACGGAAACAAGCGCCGGTCCGCTGAGATCGTGGCGAATCGTGTTTACTTCGGCGAAGGAAAGAAATCTTCGGAGCCGAAGGACCAGGCAAACCCCGGCGGGTTTACGATGATGGACGACGATTCGGACTTGCCGTTTTAAGGAGGGCAAAGGAGGATGAAATTTGATGCAGTTATTTTCGAAGGAGACAATCTGGCGAACTTTGCAGATCCAGATATCCCGTCGATCAGGTTTTACGATGTAAACAATGATGAACTGAAAATGCTGATGCTTCTTGCTGCTCGGCAGAAACACATGTTTATTTGCTGCTTACCGTATCTGGATGAGGCGTAGAGCCTATGGCGGAAGTTACATACATCAAAATATTCGTGGACTATCTCGACGCAATAGAGCCACTCGGTGACGCTGAGAGGGGGCGGCTTTTCACTTCCTTGTTAACCTATGCAAGGACGGGCGAAGCCCCGCAGCTTGGCGGGAACGAGCGATTCTTATTTCCGATGATGCGTGCGCAGTTGGACAGGGATATTGCAGCGATGGCGGGTGTATCCGAAGCCAGAAGCAAAGCGGCAAAGGCAAGCAAAAGCAGCAAATGTGAGCAAATGCAGCAAATGCAAGCAAATGCTGCAAATGCAGACAAAGACAAAGACAAAGACAAAGACAAAGACAAAGACAAAGACGATGACAAGAAAGGGAATGGCGCGCGCGAGGCGCGCTTTACCCCACCGAGCGTCGAGGAAGTGGCGGCTTATTGCCAAGAACGCGGAAACGGCGTTGATGCGGCTCGATTTGTCGACTTTTATAGCTCAAAGGGCTGGATGGTAGGAAAAACGAAGATGAAGGACTGGAAAGCCGCTGTGAGGAACTGGGAACGAAGCAGCGACGCGAAAGTTACGCCTGCCAAGAAGCCGGGGTACAACGTGCAGCACCACGGGGACGAGCTGAGCGAGTTCCAGAAGGCGGCGGTGCAGCGGATGTTGGGGGAGGAAGCATGATGAAGCAGGGAGCCGAGGTCTGGATTGTCATACCGGAGCCGCTGCCGATTTACCCACGGCTCATGCCGAAGCTCAGAACGCCTTTAAGGGCGCGGAAGTATCCGCAGAAGATGCAGAACAAGACGTTTTACCTCGTCAGCGTCAAGGACCCGGAGGACGGGCGGCGGAAGATTATCACCGTCCGGGAACCGGAGTGCTGGGAGGCGGAAGTGACGGTGCAGGTCAGGAGGAAGGAATGAATAATTTCGGACCGTGCGCGAAGGACTGCCCCAACCGGAAAGCCGGTTGCAGCGCGTCCTGCGAGGCTTGGAACGCCGTGAAGGGAGAACGGCTGAAAAACTACGACAGACGCGCTGAGATCATCGACATAAGCCAGATGACCGATGGCGGGGCGAGAAACTGCCGGAGGGCGGCAAGAGGGAACCGGAAAATGGGAGGGGCGATGTGATGCCAACGCATTTGAGTCTGTTCAGCGGCATCGGCGGGCTTGACCTGGCGGCGGAATGGGCGGGCTTTACGACCGTTGGGCAGTGTGAATTTGCCGACTACCAGACGAAGGTGCTGGAAAAGCACTGGCCGGACGTGCCGCGCTGGCGGGACATCCGGACATTGACAAAGGAGAGTTTTTATGAGCGCACGGGACTGCGAACAGTTGACGTTATTTCCGGCGGATTCCCCTGTCAGCCATTTTCCGTGGCTGGAAAGCAAAAGGGAAAGGAAGACGATCGTTACCTCTGGCCGGAGATGCTCCGAGTTATCCGAGAGCTGCGCCCGCGCTGCGTTGTCGGTGAGAACGTACCTGGAATCATCAAGATTGCCGCCGGGCAAGTGGTCAAGGATCTGGAGCAAGCCGGGTATCACGTCGTCGTGTTCAATTTTGAAGCTGCGGCTGTCGGAGCTTGGCACAGACGGTCCAGGGTATTCTTCGTCGGAATCGCAGATGTGGCCGACACCGACGACAGTAGGCTGCACGATAGCATCAGAAAAGAGAATCAATTTGATTGCGGACGGGAAAACGACATTTGCAAGCAATCAGGGGAAGCGTGGAGGCTTATCCAGTCTGCGGGAGCACGTGCTTGCGCAGACGAAAGGACTATGGCCGACACCGCGCGCGAACGAGGGCAAGGACACGCTGCAGTCTGTGCCGCCGAGCAGACAAAAGAATCCGGGCAAATGCAATCTGACGCAGGCGGTGGCGATGGAAAAGCTGTTTACAACGCTATGTGCGGCAGACGCGCAGGGATCGCACGGCGGGAACAATCACAGGAGCTTGCGTACGGACGTTGCTGGGCAGCTGAACCCGA